ATGTCCGTAATTCAAGAAAACATTGCCTCTCAGGCACGTAGTTACACGGTGGTGAATTATCTTCCGGCTGTTTTTAAGAAAAACAAGTCGGGGTGGTTGATTGAGTATTATGCCGAGAATCCACTCTCTAAGAAACTCCAGCGTAAGCAAATCAAGTTGAACCGGCTTGCCGACCGTTATCATACTCAAAAGGAAGCTATTGCACACATCAATCGCATGATTGCCGATATCAATGTGCAACTTTCCACCGGATGGAATCCTTTTTTTGAAGGCGATGATGCGCGCTTGTACACGCCTATTGGTGATGCTATTAAAAAATTCATCGAAGAAAAAACCAAAGAAAGCCGTAGAGCCACGATTGTTTCTTATGTTTCATTCACTTCTATCCTCATGACATGGGTCGAAAAGACCAATCCCAATATCTATGCATCCACTTTTTCCGATGCAATGGCTGCTAAATTTATGGATTACGTTTACAACGAGCGCAAAGTGAGTGCACGAAGCTATAACAATGAAGTCAAATTTTTCAGGTCGCTGTTCAACTGGCTGATAGAAAAATTTTATGCCAAACACAACCCTTTCAATCGCATAAAACTGAAGAAAAAGCAGGAAAAAACGCGCATTCTGATACCAAAAGAAACGCGGGCGCAAATCATTACCTGTTTAAGACAACAAAATTCCAACTTCTTACTTGTTTGCAAATTGATGTATACCAGCCTGATACGCCCAAAGGAAATCCTGAACATCCAATTGAAACACATCCATATTCAGGAAAAATATATCTGCATTCCGGCAAACATCGCAAAGAATGGTAAGGAGCGACACTCTGCTATGAATCAGGCTGTTATTGATGATTTAACGGCTATGCACTTGGAAAAATACAATCCCGAATACTATCTCTTTGGTCCATCTTTAACTCCTGATAAAAGGCATTGTACCGATTCGCGATTTCGTAAGGAATGGGATAAGATACGGGATACGCTGAAATTGCCAAAAGAAATGCAGCTGTACAGTTTTCGCGACACCGGCATAAATGAAATGCTGAAATCGGGAATTGATGACCTGAGCGTGATGCAACATGCCGACCATCACGATTTATCAATGACCACGATGTATGCCAACCACCACGACCCCAATCTCTCGAACATCATCTACGAGCGCGCACCGGAGTTCTAACCCGCCACCGGATAAAACACGCCCTGTATGATGGAATCCATGCCGTTTTCGTCGATGTTGTATTTGAGTTGCTTGCAGGCAAATTGCTTGTTGTTGATGACGAAAATGGCTTTGGGGTCGAGTTTTTCTTTGCTGATGAATTTGAAGGTGTATTCGCGGGTGGTGTTGATGGCGAGGCTGTTGGCATTGAAATACAACTTTTTCAAACCATTGGGGTCGTCCAATCGTAGTGTCAAATTATTCGGGTCTATTTTCTGAATGTTATATTCCCACATATCTTCCCAAAAGTAATCCACAAAAGGCACCGGATAGTCCATATAATAAGTAGGATTACCTTCGGTAGTATGTATGGTATGATAACCTGTATAAAAAGCCAATTGGATGTTATCTGTTTTGCTTTTTTTTATATTTCCTTCTATTTCTTCCTGAATATCTACAAATGAGTTATCTAATTCATTATTAAATTCAAAATCATCAGATTCAATAACAGGCATTTGTGTACTCATTGGATATCCTTTCATCTTCTGATGCACAACTCCACCACTTTCTCCACTTCGGTCATCCCAATAATGCCACGTTTCCACATCTACAACTTTCATTGCCACAGGTGTAATTTTAAATTCAATATCAAGGTCGGTTTTTTGAGGATTACTCAAAATTGGTTTGAACATATTTACCCTTTTTATAAAATATCGAATCTCTTCGGTAAAATTCACATGAACATATTCGTTACCGGATTCGTCAGAGATGAATATTTTATTTTTTAATTTCTTGTTGTCTCCCGGAAAAGAACTAATATAATTCATAATAGCCCGTTCATCAAGCTTATGCACATATTCAACTTTATCTAATATGGTTCTATCAATATCCTGCCATTTAAAATAGTCATCGTCAGGCAGGTCATATCCAATATTAGCCCCGGCATAATCGTCAATATTTTCCTCGTCTAATGTTTGTACAAATTCATCTAACACCTCACGAATATAGTGTTTTTGCGTGTTTTGGTAAAAATTTCCTTTTTGTAGAATGCTTATTTTTTGGGCAGATTCATTAATCACAATGGCAACATTAAACATCTTTTCTATTGCTTCAAAAAACTCACTCACAGTCCAATCAGGAAGCATTCTATTATACCTAATCGTGTTAATTCCATTTACAATATAAAGCGATTTATAAAGACTTGTTTCAATAAAATTGGCATTAACCGTATAACCAATTGCATTGATTATTTGATTGATAATAAAATATAAATAGGGTTGTGCTATTTCATTTTTTTTTACTATCCCATTAGGTGGATAATTGGAGTTTATGTCATCGCCATAAAAATTAACAATTGCCGAATTTATGACCTTTTCATGGGTTTTTGAATAAAAAGGTGCAAAATGAAATTTAGTTCCGGAAATATCAATAGCATGCACAATATCCAAATCCAACTCATTGAGTTTCCTGTTGCCGCCGATGAAGTAATTGAGTTCGCTCTCGCCGCTCACGAGTTGAACTTTCACTTGCTTTTCGGTTATTTCGAGGATGATTTCGGTGCCGCGCAGTAGCACGCGGTTGTCCACGATTAGCGTTGCTGTGCGTTTGGAGGCGATGGGGTCGGCGTTGTTCAGGCGGTTGTAGTGCTTGTAGATGCGGGCGTTTTGCGCGTCTTCGAGGCTCAAGGTTACGTCGTAGGTGTATTGTCCGTTTTTGGTGAAAAACGGGTTTTCGCTCAGGATTTCCAACTGAAATTCGTTGGGGAGTGTCACGCTTTGGTTGTCGATTAGCAGTTCTGTCATCGGTTAGCGTTTTTTACCATTTTGTTGTACAGGTCCATGTTCTCTTTGATGCCTTTTCTGCCGGTGATGCTGACTTCGCCGACGAATGGTTCGTTGAGTCGCGTGTTCAGCCGGTCCGTCACTTCCGCATTCCGGGAAAGAAACGCGGCGACGCTCTCCATCGCGGCAGCCGTGCCGTCCGATGCGCCGCCTGACGTGCTGAGGGCGTTGCTTATGCCGCTCACTACGGCGCGGTTTTCCGCTTCTCGGTAGTCGAGCGCGCGGGCAAAATCTTTATCGGTGAGCGCGCTCACCGTGTTATTCCGCTGCGCCTCGTCCACGATGTTGAACACCTTGCGCACGGCGGGGTTGCGAACGGCAAAGCGGTTGCCGACAAACTCTTCGCTGTGCACCACGCCCTGTTCTTTGTCCCATCTGCCCGATGGGGTGAAGCCGCCGGAGGCGTAGCCGGCTTTGGCGGCTTCGGCTTGCTTTTTGATTGTTGCCACTTGCAACATTCCGGCGGCTATGGCTACGCCGGCGGCGATTGGGGCAAGAACTGTGCCCACAACAGGGATTGCGGCTGCCGACGAATAGGCATTAATGGCGGCTTGTGCCGTTTGTGCCAATGCCATAGCCACTTGGATATTGAATGATTGTTCGGCGGCTTCGGCACGTTTTTCGGCTAATTCCTTGTCGCGCTTTTCCTCTATTTTTTTGATTTTCTTTTGGTTGTTGCCGGCGGCTTTTATTTCGGCATCATACTTTTTGGTTATGGCGGCTTCTTCGGCTTGGTTGGCGGCTTGCACATAGTTGGATGCTGCCGACAATAGCGTATTGATTTGCTCCAGCGCAAATTGGGTGAGTTGCATTTTTCGGGCAAACGACTCTTTGTCGTTGGTTTCCCTGAGGTCGTTGTATTTTTGGGCAATCGCTGTGCGGAGTTCTTCGTAATTGAGTATCTCGTCAATCTCGGCATTGTGCAACGATTGAAGCGCATCTAATTGTTTAAGTTCGGCGGCTTCCGAATCGTTTATAAGTGTGTCCTTTGCGCCGGAACTGAGTTTGTCGTCATCGAGCAAACTTTTCAGGTCTTTCTTTTTGTGAGTTTGGTTTGGGTTGTCTTTGACTAATTGCTCGGCGGCTTCCTTGTTCTTTTTCTTTTCGGGGTCGTATTTGTCTTCTATTGCTTGTTTGAGAATATAGTATTGCTCCGTTGTCCGCAATTCTTCAGTAAATAAATCGTTCAGGGTTTTCAATTCTTCAGCCTTTTTTTGAGCATCTGTTTTAGCGGCTTCTTTGTTGTATTTTGCAATGAGGGCTTTTATTTTTGCCTGCCGGTCCAATTCTATTTTCTCGGCTTTTTGTTTGGCATCAAGGGTTACCTTTTCTATTTCTTCCTCATACTTGACGTATTCGTTTGAACCTTTTTGGTAAAGCAATTGCTTTTTTGATAGCATTTCCCGTTCGATGCGTAGCAGTTCTTCTTCGTAAGACTTTTTGTCTTTGTATGATTGCATCGCAACGATTCGCTGTTTGGCTGCTTCCGTTTCAATTGCTTTCAGTTTGGCAGCGAGTGCTTTTTTTGCGGCTTTTTCATCAAGGTCTTCGCCGCCTGTTATAGTGGTTTCCGCCGTGCCGTCACCTTTGATGGTTGATGTATTGTTTTTGCTTATCTCTGCTAAAGATAATATTTGGGCATCAATGTCCGTGATGGTTTTTTTGTGTTTTGCCCATGCTTTATCATAAATGGCTTGTTCGGCTCCAAATAATCCCATAAATCCGTGTGAGAATCCGGCTGCAAATTTTTGGAAGATGTTGGTATTATCGTCATAGATGGATTTACTGTCTTTTGCCTGCAAGTCTAATTTTTGCTTGTTTAGTTCTACGATTTTGTCATACGCTGCTTGTGCAATTGCAGCATCCAAAAGGCTTTTAACATAATTGTCAACAGCTGTTTTGGCTTTTTCAGTGTTAATTTCTTCTAATTTGAGGTTGCCCAGATGTTCAGGAGAGAGGTCATTCAGGCGTTTAACGGCAGCCAACCGTTCATCTTTCGACTTTGTTTCATCCCGTGCAGTTTTGAGTAATTGCTCCAGCTGCCATTTTTGTTCAGATATGTTTTTATTGGCGGTTAAATTCACGTCGTTCAATGCCTTTTGCTTTTTTTCCATTGTGGACATTTCGGAATTGATTGCCTTGTAAACTTGGTAGAGGGCAGTTGCAAGCACGAGCACGGCACCCCACGGATTTGCTGCCATCGTTGCCCAAAGTTTTTTGCATCCGGCTATCAGGGTGTTGTTCCAAAATGCCATCAATTTTTGTTCAATGATATATGCCTTCATTACAAGGGTGTAGGCGGCTAACACCGCTGCTGTTTTCACGATTGCGCCGCCGTATTTGGAGAAAAAATCAATTGACGATGACAGCACGCGGATAATCGTTGATGTGAGGTTGGTGCTGTGCAATAGGATGGGGTTTAGTTTTTCGCCCAATGCCATTGAGATGTCTTTGAAGTTTTTGCGGGCTTTTTCGAGCTTTGCCATCAGGTTTTCGTTCTTGACGTTGTACTCGTTTGTGAGGCTGGTGGCTTCGGCAAATGATTTGTTGGATATGTCTTGAGCTTCCGTCACCATGCTGATGTTGGTTGCAAGCGAAGATAATACGCCAACGGCACGTGCACCGTCAAGGTGCATATCTTTGAATATGGGTATTAACTGTTGTAAACCTCCTTTTTTCGAAAGGGCATCCAAAACGGTCAAAATGGCTTGGTTGGTGTCTGTTTTCAGCAATTCTGTAAATTTGCTCACTTCCAATCCGGCTATTTTTGCAAATTTTGCCGGGTCGCCCATCAGTTTCATAATGAAGCCTTGCAAAGCTGTAGCGGACATTTCTACCTTCTGTCCGGATTGGTCAAGCGCGGATGCGTAGCCCAGGATGTTTTGAATGGAAATGCCTGCCTGCGAAGCAACACCTCCAAGTCGTTGCGAAAAGTCCACGAGATAGGATTCGGATGCGGTGGATGATTGCCCCAGCTGATTGATTGCCGAACCGATGGAGAGCATTTTTCCCTTGAGGTCTAATTTGTCGAGTTCCTGTGTCGATTGCTTGTAAACTTCCGTGAGTTTGCCAATGTTTTTGATAGCACCTTCGCCCAAATCTTCGCCCAAGGCGACGTTGATTTGGTTACCGGCTTCTACAAAATCGAGGATGTCTTTTTTGCCGGTGATGCCCAATTTACCGGCATCACGCGCCAGATTGTTCAACTCTTCGCGCGATGTGCGCGTATCGAGTTTTTTAAATTCTTCGTTCAGGTCTTTGACTTGCTCGTGCGTTAAGCCGGTTGTTTTCATCACATCGGCATACGTGTCGTCCATTTTGGCTACATCTTCGGCGAGTTTCCGGAAGGTCATAGACAATCCGGTGATGGCTGCCACTCCGGTAGCAGCCATACTGAAATATTTGTTAAAGCCATTGGATAAACGGGTAAGGCGTGATTCGGCAATTTGCGATTCGGCAGAGATGGTTTTCATTTCAAGTTTCACACGCTGGATGTTGGCTTGCAATTGGTTCCACTCTGCGGAGCCGCGTTTGAGGTCGGAAAACTGCAGCTGCTTATTGAGTTGCAAAAGCGTAGCGCGGAGTTCTTTGGGCTTAGCCGTGGACAGGTTATTGAGCACTTTGCCCACGTCCACCACGCCGCGCTGCAAGGCTTGGGTGGTTTTGACATTTTCGGACAGTTCTTTGCGCAGGGATTGTGCTAAGGCGGTGTTGCCGTCTTTGGCGGCTTTAGTGATGGCATCGCGCAGGCTGTCGGCTTTTTTCGTCAAGACGTCAATTTCCGACTGGGCGGCTTGTCCGTTAAGCAGGACGGTTAGGACTGCTGTTTCTTGCTGTGATGCCATTTTTGTGAGTTATAGTTATTTCACAAAATCCATCATCCGCATCTGATACACACTCTCATCAATCGGATTCCGATTATTGATTAAAGCATATAAGATTGGCAGACATTGACCATACCAACTTGGCTTACATTCGTAAGTATATGAGCCAAAGTCGATAAACGTTTTGTAGGGCAATGTCGCGCTTTGCGGGTCATAAATCATGGTCATATCGCGTTGGCGATATACTTTGTCGAAAAGCAGTCGGTCGCCGTGCTTGGCAATTACGCGCTTGACGAACTCTACCATGCGTTGTTCTTGGAAGTCGGTGCCGTCATCGCGACGCTCCTCCAGCCGGAAGGCTATTTGAACATCCTTTGCGGACACATCTGCTAACCATGCAAGCGCAGTATTGATATTCTCACCTTTCGGAAATTGATACTCTACAATACCGTGGCACACGATGGGTCTCCAAAAGTCATCGAAGCGTATCCTCACATCGTAGCAGCGCACGCCAGCCGCGTACTGCTGTTTGAAATCAAGCGATTGGCACTTCGCGAAGATGGCGAACGGCTTTAGCCACCATTGGCGCGGCGATAAATAAGTGAAACTGTTGTGTGATTCGTAATACATTACTTTTTGAATTTTATGTAAATAATCATTGCAATTGAAAGTACGGCAATCACAATGGAAAAACTCCAAAATACAGAACTCTCTTTTTGCTCTAATTCCGCACTTATTTTTTCATTGTAATCGCTCAAATCTTTTAGCACTGCTTTGATGCTGTCCACCTCCTCCATGGTGATACTTAATTGTTGGCAGAGTTGGTCGGTGGTTTGCTTCACCTCCGAGAGTTCGCTACTTGTTTTTGTGCTGATTTCGCTTTTCACGGGCGGCTTGCCTGTTGCGGGCACGATGGGCTTTTCCGTGTCGTAATCGGTCTGCAATGTGACTGTGTTTTGCTTCAGCCAAATCTCTGTCAGTTGATTTTGGAGAAAATCAACCCGATTTTCGAGTTCATACTTTGTGTCGTTCGTTGCCGTCACATCAGATGTCACGTCTGCCTTTGTTTTGTTCACAGCCTCGTAGTCTGTTTTCAACACTTCCGTTTGTGCCGTCTTGCACGAACTGAACCATAGTAGCACGAAGAAAGTGGCTACCGCACTATAAATTGTTCTTTTCATCGTAAATGTAAAATTTGTTGCCTGTAAGGCGTTTCTGATATACTAATATGTATCCAAGTATAATCATACTCATCTATAAGTTGGTCAAACTGCAATCCCATTGCCGCAATCTTTTTGAAAGCAGCTTTGTTTTTCGCGCAACTTCCAAGCGTGAAGTCGCACGCCAAACCTTGAAGATGTTTGGATGTTTTCACTCCGCCCACTTTTGCGTTCAATGCCGGACACCGATAGCCACTATTGACATATACCGGCTCACCAATCAAATCCCGTATAGGCTGCATCACTTCCGTGATTACCTTTTTGATGTTTTCAGTGATGGCTTCGCCCGGAGTGTTATCAATGCCCAATCGGGAAGCCGTTGGCGACTTCACAAACTCTTCCAAATCAAAATTAGCCGTGATTTTCATTCCTTATCCTCCTTATATTTGCCAATCGCCCGCATAATATGCTTCAAAACATACTCATACAGCGCAACGGACACCGTGAACGAAAGCACAAGCTCTTTGCCGGTAATCCAGCCGGCTATCCAAAAGAAACAACCGGCAACGAATGCAACGCCAAACACAATCATCTGCTTTTGCAAAGTCGTTTCGCCCTGTATCACCTTGATGAGCCAACTCGAAAACAGCACCACCACCACCGAATAATAGATATTGATGCTGTCGAGCACTGCAATAATCGGCTGAATAAAATCAAATACATTTTCCATAACTTAATTATTTTTAATTATTTATTATCAAACTTTTTACACCAATCCAAATACACAACATCAATGTAACTGTTTCCACCCATCTCTTTATACGCATCATATTCCTTATGAATAGATATGCCGTTATTGGGATTATGGTCGATGAGGTGAAGCAATTCCAACCGCTTCACATCCAGATGAAGTTTCTTCTGATTCCTCTCCATCCTATTCATCCCAAATTTCAAAACAAGCGGGATGCACGATGTCGCTACTGCTATGATGATGGTTTCAAACATGATTTAGTTTATTTGAACATTCGTACCCGTCCAACCACTTGGAACTTCACTCTCTTGAGTGATTACTATATTCGGATAAATTGTGTATCCAGGAGTATTTCTATTTGACCATTCAAACGATGCCCAACATTTAGCGTCAATCAATTCTACGCCTACTGGATTTTCACCGCTATATTTTATCAATATTTTATTGTCAGAAGTGCCTGACATGTATTGGATATATTCAATATCCGAAACATGACCGGTTAATATGGCTAAAACTTTTTCAGAATCTTTAATAGTTAATTCTAAGCGGTGACCATATATCTGATTCAAATACCCATAAGGCATAAAAAGTCCGCTAAAAAGGGTTAATTTATATAGGGCTTTTGGAAACCCGCTTATCAATAGATATTTGGTTATTGAATTTGTAGGATGACTATAGGTCACATTAGAATTTCTCATGTCATTAAACAAAATACCTGTTGATGGCTTCTGGTATGCAGTATTAGCCAATCCCAGCGAAGTCTGCACATCACTCGGCAAATCGCTATTAGCAATAGCACTCACACCGGTAGTTATCCCCTGCGAATTGATAGTGGCAAGCCCTTTGCCGGCTGTTGCTGTCACTTTGTCTGCTTTGCCGTCAAACCCAATCACAGACATAGAGCCGTCATTTTCAACAAAAACTTTGCCATTGTTGCCAACAGTGGAGCCTTTCACGATACCTAATGAGGTGTTTGTTGCCGGATTAACCGTACCAATACCGTTGTCTATCCAAGTGGTGTTTGACAGATTGTAAATCCACTCGTGGTTATTGTTTGTGTTCAGCACGATACAGGCGTTTGTGATTGGGTTGCTGTATTGCAAGGCATAAGTGTTCAGCGTGTCTTGTGTTGGTGTGGCACTTCCAAAATCATTTGCCGGAAGATAACTCACCGCCCCTATAAGCGCACCAATCGCCTGCGTGTTGGCATCTATTTGATTGAAGCTGGCGGCGGGCATCAATCCGTTTTGTGTGCTGCTGGCTTCAGGGATGAGGGTGGTGTCGGGAGTGCCACCGGATAGGTAGGTTACTAATTTGTTGTCGGCGTTGTAATTGATTCCTACTGCCAAACTATCTACTTGGCTCTTTTTGGGCAATACATATTGTCCCTCTGTGCCATCGTGGCTTTTGTAATTTACGAGGATGTTTTCATTTACAGTTCCATCCCCTCGGTTGTAGGTGTTTAGCGTTAAACCCTTTTCTTCGGCTCCCACTTCTACCGCTGTCCAACCGCCATAATCGTGATAGCCGATTAAGGCTTCGTCCACGCTGCCGTCGTTGAACAAAATTTGTTTTCCTTCGGCAACGGACACGTTTGAATTAAGCGTTTGCGTACTGTCGCTCGCTTTCAACAGGGTGTTGTCGATACTCACGCCGTTCAAATTCAGATTGCTACCTACGGCTCTGATTGTGGATGTCCCTAAATTTAATGAGGCAGAGTCACCTCTGATTTGTACCGATATAGGCGGCTTATTGCCCGACCTAAGTAAATCCACTTTTGCGCTTTGCGCAACTAAACCAATCACTGCGATGCTGAAAAGCATCAAAAAACACATTTTCTTTTTCATATTTTTATAAATTAAAATTTTTATGCAAATTTACGCTTCCTGATTTGCGACATAAAAGACAAATTCTATATCCGAATCACCTGTTGTTTCCGAAATGGTGATTGCATCGCCTGCGAGTGTGTCGCTGATTGCAAAGCCAAAGTCGGTATCTTCGTCGTTCACGCGCTTGGTTTCAAACACATTGTAGGTGCCGGATTCATTCACAATTTGGATGGTGCCGCCCATCGTTTTGCCGCTGCGTGTAACTGCGTACTCAACTACTGTACGCGCACTGTTTTCAGAATTTCCTATGGCGATTTGCTCCGATGTTCCGGCAGACACGAGCACCGGCGAATTGGGACTGTCTTCGATGTTCCGAGCGGTATAATCCAATAATATATCGTCATCGCCGGACATATCAGCCGACATGGTGAGATAATCGCCCGTCAGCAATGGTTCAATTATCAAGCCGTTGTTTGTGTCGCCCTCAGCGGTGCGTTTGGTTTCGATGGCGATGCGCTTGCCGTTGTCGTTCAAAATATCAATCGTTCCCAATACAATCTCACCGTTGCGAGTCGCCTCGTATTCCACAATCGTGCGTGCACTCAGGTCTGAATTAGGGATGTTGATGCTGAGCGATTGTCCGCGCGGAATAACTACCTGCTCGTTGGGGGTGGCTGTCACAACCAAATTTTGAGTTGTGCAAATAAATTCCAAATCGGATGCCGAAGAGTTGTCTGCCGAAATCACAATGGCACCATCCACTAACGCAGGCTCAATTTCAAACCCAAGTTCCGAATCGCCGTCACTTATGCGGCTCTCAATAATCTGGTGTATGCCATTGTTGTAGATGATTTCAAGTGTTCCCCCAATGGTTGCACCATCGCGCCGGGCTATATAGTGAACGATGCTTCGCTTGCTGATAACCGCCTTGTCGATTGGCACCGCTACGATTTGTCCGGCCGGAATATTCACAACAGGCTCATTAAGTGCTTCTAATGAGTAAACAAATAGTATATCTCCGGCATCGTCAGCAGATACAGTGATGGCATTGCCTGTCAGTGTGGGTGCAATCACCAATCCGTTGTTGGTGTCTTCATCGGTTACGCGCCTGGTTTCGCTCACACTGCCGTTCACAATATCAATTGTTCCACCAACACTCACCCAGTTATGAATAGCCACATACTCAATCAATGTACGGATGTTGGTACTCAAATTCGGAATACTTATCTTCTTCGATTGTCCGCCGGAGATGATAACCGGCTTGTAAGAGCCGGGCATATTGCCAACGATATTCCTCACAGTGTAGGTAAATGTTATTGAAGCCGTATCCGCTGAAAGTCGAAGCGTGTTTGCCACCAATTGGGGTGCTACGGTCAATCCGTTGTTTGTGTTACCGGAACTTACCCGCTTGGTTTCGATAGCAATGAGTTTGCCGTCGTGGTTGATAATGTCGATTGTGATGCCTACGCTCACACCGTCGCGAGTGGCAACGGCTTCAACGATTGTTCGGGCAGAGGCATCCGCCCCGTCAATCACAACAGGGATGGTCGCTCCACTTGGAATAACTACCGATTGAGTAGCGCTGATAATGGCTTCGGGGATTCCTATCATGGTGGTTTTCAGATACACGCTGTCATCTTCGATAGCCAATATGATGCCCGTTGCAGGGTTGCCTTGTTTATCGGTGCCATACACTAAGGTCGCAACGCGCAACAAACCTCCTTTTTTGTTGAAGAAAGTGTGGTTGAATTTTTCTACCTTGTTTAGGTCTGGCATGGTTGTGAACAGATAGAATACATTGTTTAGCGTGTTTTTAGCGTAAAAATCAAACGCCTCTTCTATCTGATTGGTGACTTCTTCGGCGCGGTTTGCTTTGATATTCGCTTTTTCAGCGGCGACATTGGCGGTTTGTGCTGCTGAATTAGCCGCATAAACAGCTGCTTGTGCTGCTGAATTAGCCGTATTAACAGCTTCTTGTGCTGCTGAATTAGCTGTATTAACAGCTTCTTGTGCTGCTGAATTAGCTGTATTAACAGCTTCTTGTGCCGCTGAATTAGCTGTTTCAACAGCGGTTTGTGCCGCTGAATTAGCTGTTTCAACAGCGGTTTGTGCCGCTGAATTAGCTGTTTCAACAGCGGTTTGTGCCGCTGAATTAGCTGTTTCAACAGCGGTTTGTGCCGCTGAATTAGCATTTGTAGCGGCGGCATTGGCTGTACCTGTCGCTGTATTTGCGGCGGCAGTTGCGGCATTAGCGTCGGCGGCTTTACTGTTGGCATTTGTAGCAGCAGTGTTAGCTGCACTTGTCGCGGCATTAGCGGCATCGGCTTTACTGTTAGCATTTGCAGCGGAAGCATTAGCTGCACTTGTCGCGGCATTGGCATTGATGGCGGCATTATTAGCTGCATTGGCAGCCGCATTAGCATTAGAAGCTGACGTATCAATGGCATTTGCTTTATTGTTGGCATTTTGAGCTGCAGCATTGGCAGCATTAGCCGCTGAATTAGCGGCAGCGGCTTTGCTGTTAGCATTTGCAGCGGAAGCATTAGCTGTACTTGCCGCTGCATTGGCATTGATGGCGGCTGAATTAGCAGCATTAGCTGCTGCATTAGCAGCATTAGCTGCTGCATTAGCAGCATTAGCTGCTGAATTGGCAGCATTTATCTTGCTGTTAGCACTATTGGCGGCTGATCTGGCTTCTGCTGCCGCTGCATTGGCATTGATGGCGGCATTAGCAGCTGCACCGCCGGCAGCATTAGCATAAGAAGCTGACGTATCAATGGCATTTGCTTTATTGGTGGCGTAAGTTGCTGCATTGTTGGCTGTTGTGGCTGCTGTGTTAGCAGTGCTAATAGCCGTCTGTATAGATGATACCCAAGAGTTCAGCGTGGTTTGAACTCCTGCCCATACAGTGTCGTTAACCCAATCTATAATGTCAAGCAATACCGTTCCAATTCTTAAGGAGGTATTTTGTTCCGGTACAACTTCATCTCTTATGGTCGTCGCTTCGGTCTTGATTACGTTTATATTTTTTGCCATGATGTTTTAATTTTTTGTGCGAAATTAGTGCTATTATATATTGTGTAAAAAGACAGGTCTTTTTAGTTATGAGTTATGAGTTATGAGTTATGAGTTTGTTTTTGTCAGCGCGCCGGCGATTGATTTTAGGTAGTTTTTGCCTGTTTGCTCGAGCATCTCCATCAGCAACTTGTTTTTGCTGTGCCAGTATTTGCCGGACATCCATGGTCGCTTTTCGCGCTTGGGCGTGAAGGGCAGTGCGCCGCCGTTGCCTTTTCGGTAGCCGGTGCCCACGCCTCGTGCCACGTAATTGCCATAATAGTTGTAGAAATGTTCTATTTTGGCGGCGTTGCCTTTGGCATCCAAGGTTACTTTTGCTTTTAGGCTATTTTCGAGCGCGCCGGTGTCGTGGATGCCGTATTGGATCATCTTTTCTGCCCAGATGGTGAGCATCATTTGCGCCCACGCATCGGCGTATTGATTGAAATTGGTGTTAGTTCCATTCGTTGCCATCGTAGCACAAGTCTATGGGGTTATCTACTGTGAGCATGAAATATAAGCCGGTGCAACCGGATATGAAGTAGCCGGGGATTTCGTAAAACGGGATTCGGTCGAGATGCAAATAGACTAAGTCGTTTTCGAGAAAACGTTTGTCCCGGATTAGTTTTTTTGCGATTTGTCGGTATATTTCGCGGCATTCGTTCAGGGCTTCGTGCTGGCGTGTCATGCTGTCGTCCGTTCTTAGCGGGTATTTTTTGAGTAAAAACACGGTGTATTGGCGGCGTTCGACCGGTCCTTTGTCCATGTTCATCAACGTACCGTCTTCGGTGTCGTCCACACAGAAATAGGCGTTTTCTGATTTGAAGTGCTGAATCACCTCTTCCATGTAGCTCAAGCCGGATACGCGGCAAAACTTGTAATTGCCTGCCGACGTGATTTTGTTCTTTTCACAAATCTCCGAAAAATAAGTATAAGCGTCAAACATAATTTTTAATTCTTAATTTTTAATTTATTCATTCTTGCTTCCAGTTCCTTGTTCTCTTTGGCTTTGGCATCCAGTTCTGCGAGGGCATCCCATGTGTTGGAGGCATATACTTGGGCGTTTTTTGTGATGTCGCCGCCGGTGAGGGCGCGCACCATGTTGTCTGACTGCTCGCCGAAGTTGGGGGCTTGCGGTTCGTCGTCTTCGAGGATGCGCTCCACCTTTTGAAAAAAGTGGGGAAATCGCTTTTGAAACACCGATTTCAGCCCGTAGTACCACAGAAAAACGGTATGCAGTTCGTAGAACGGCACTTCGGCAAATTCTTTTGCGGCGGCAAGAGCATTTGTTTCGGTGTATTCGTCATCGTTGGTGTAGAATCCGGCGGCTAATCGCTGCAAATAGAGCGGCTCTTTGGTGTGGATGAACGCTTGATAATTATTTTCACAGAAAAGGTATTGGTTAAATGGTACGCCATAAAGCAAGTCATTGACGTGGATGCGGTTTTGTAAAATGGGTAAGGGTGTGATTCGGTCAATGCCGGTAGTTAGGTATTCCATTTGCTTGCAGAATGATAGCACTTGCTCCGGGGACAGGTTGAAGCGCGTTTTGCCTAACCGGCACCGCCACGCTTTGGCTGCTTGGTTTTTTACCGTGATGCCGGTGAAGCGCACAAAGGCATACGCCTGAAATTCGGCGGGTGTGAGCTTCATGTTGGTCATCAGCCAACTGACGTAAAGCAGTTCCCGGGGAGTGAGTTCCGACCATGAGCGCGGGGCTGTTAGCTCAACCGAAGAAATAGGTGCTGTCGCGTTTTTTGTTTTCATATTTGGGGGCTGTTTTTAATGCGTAGGCGGTGGATTGCATGTAGGTGGGAAACTCATCGGGGTTTGCTGTCATCCAATTGATTAGCCTTTCGATTAGATGGTAGGTGTCGATGCCTTGCAATCTCAATCCGATGATGTTTTGCACGACGGCAAATGCTTTTCCATCGGCTTCCGTGAGGGTGGCATTGCGGCGTTTGTCGAGCAGTTCCTGCATATACTCGCCGCTGATGAAGCGGGCAATGTCGGTTTGTTCTTTCAAAATGAGCGGGTGCATGCCTTGCAGCTCACTGAACGTGACACTGCTTCTGGCGGCGTGGTGCTCCAACTCTTGGGTGGTGAGATAGACCGTTTCGGTAAATCTGTCAAACAGAAAGATTGCTTTTTGCCACTCCCCGCGCAACACATCGTCCTTCATAAACCATGTGAAAAGCATATCAAGCGACACGGTCAGGCGATGCTCCACGTTGCGCAAAAGTTTGTCCACGCGCTCTTTGCTGGCGGGGGCGTGGTTGGCATTGTTTACCACCGCGAATCCGTTATCAGTTTGGATTAAGTCCACAAACGGAATTGCCGTGAGGTAGGCTTTGAGGCAAATGGCGGTTTGCGCCTGTTTGCGCACAGGCGTTGTTTCGGCAGAAGCGGCGATGTATTCGTACAGGTCTGTGCCTGCGATTTCGGATTCAAACCATTGCTCGGCTTCGGACAGGAATGATTGCAGGTCGTCCAAGTTTGAGCCGGTAGCTGTGGGGATGTAGTTTGTGAACTGTGAGATGTCTGTTAGAATTGCCATATTACTCCTCCTTTCTTAATGTGTTTTCTTCGGCATCCTTGCCCTTGTCAAGTGTGGTGAGCGTAATCACCGGCACGTCGTATTTGAAATCATCCCAGCCGTTGAACTCTTTGATGACAAAGAGCGGCTCCAGCAGGATGTCGTGGTAGGGCTTTTCCAATGCCTGTTTGATTGTGAAGAGTTCGCGCTTGTCGGAGCCGCTCATGTTGTTTTTTGATTTGCCAAGTGCTGCACCCACCAGATTGGGGTGGATGTTGTCGGCATAGCAAATCAGGTTGGCGGCTTCTTCGCTGTCTTCGAGCCAGTCGCCGCCCTCTTTGGTGGTGTCCACGAGGTTGATGCGCACCATGCGCGTTTCCTTTCCGGTGGGGTCTTGATAGAAGCCGGAAATCCAAACCTTGCCGCTGTTTTCGATGCCGGTGCAAAAGTTTTTGATGTTTTCGCGCTCCTTTTTGATGCGGGCGGCTTTCAATTCGGGGTCGGTGATTTTCTCTTCGCGGCAAATGCTCTCCCAGTAGTCCCTGTTTACTTCCACGTGGTATTTGATGCCGGATTGGTTTTTTAATTTTGCTTTTTTGCCTGCCGGTATCATTCGCTTGATGTCGTACCAGCCGGATAGGAACACCGACCAGTAGTAAGGAAACGGGTAATATTTATTGCCCGCCGTGGGGAAGGTGTTTACAATGGCAAATTTGCGTTCCTTGGTGTGCTGTTCGTTTATTCGCTCTTCGAGGTCACCGATGGGGTCGCAAATGTCGAGCACGGGGATGATTTCTATTTCATCCTCTTTGGGCGTGTTGTCTTCCCAGTTGGCATAGTAGAGGTGTTCTATTTTGCCCGTTTTGGGGTCGCAGGTTTCAAAGCGGGTGTGTATGGCTTCCTTGTGGCGGAGCTTCACGATGCTTTTCCCGTCCTTGCTCAGAATGATGACCGACACGCTAAACAGGAAGTGTTTCATGTCGCTGCATTGCTCCAAAAAGTAGCGGGGCAGACGGTTGTATTTGAAAAAGTTGCGAATTTCATCGCTCAGGGTACCGCCTTCGGTTTCCGGCTCTATGCGGATGCCGGAAGCATAGCAGGTGAGGGTGTTGAATTGCTTGTTTTGGCTCATCACTTCGTCCTTGCGGATTTTTTGCATCACCTCGTAGGGCAACTGATTGTCATTGCCCCAAGGCACATAACCGCGATATTTGTTTGCCAATTTGCCCGGAAGTTTCACCGGGCTACTGTCCGTGTCATCGAAAATCGCTGCACTGTCGCCCACCTCATTCATGATAGCGTGCACTTTTTCGTTGATGGCAAATTCATAAATGCCATAACCGGAACTCATTATGTCTTCTGTCTGATTCATATATATACCTCCAAATCGTTGATTTCAAATATTGTGATAACTCTAATTTTGCGAAATTGCTTGCTCACGAGCGATTTCACGTTGATGGTGTTGCCATGGTGAAAACTCGATGTGCAAATAACGTTGTCCATCGTGATTATCTCGGCATCTTCCAATCGCCAAAACTTCACGGAAAAAGCATCACCTGAATGGATGATTTTGCGGGCTGTGGATATGTGGATTGCTTGTGCCATATTAGTTGAATGAAGTGTCAAATGGTGGGCGTGTGAATAAATGTGTCTTGCTTCTGTCCGTGTAGAGCAGATGATTTTTTTCGGACAGTCGCCACTTAAACTCGTAAGAGGGCAGGAAGTCGGGGGCAGTGCTTTTTTTTACCGTCACGTCCGTGATGGTTATTTCATGTTGTATACTGCCGTACGGTGACAGCAGATAGACTTCTTTGCTCACAAAAAGGTCTTCGAGCCAATCCGCCATGTCTTCGGTGAGAACTCCGGTGTGAGTGGTGTGCTCCTTTGTGAAGTTGGAATTGTATTTTTTGTAGTCGCCGTTAAAGGTGCCAAAGTTGTTTTCATACTTGTTTTCGGTGTTGGTGGTTGCAAAAGGGATAAATGATTCCTCCTGTCCAAAACTGTTTCTAAACCAAAATTGTGGCGTGTTTGGCGGCGATGGCGGCGCAACGTAGAAAACAATTGAGCGTGAACCGGCTGTAGCGATTATATAAGCGGTTGTTTCAGATGCTGTATCAACATACATCCATGATAATCCAATGTCATTTTCTTGAGAAGGATACTCAGTGCGACTACCGTCTTTTGCAACTATTGTGATTTTTCTGCTCGTTGGTTCGTCTGCGTAAAAGCATAGTTGTAGTAGTTGGTTTGGACAAATGATTCTTTCACGTTGAGTGGCTGTTAAAAAGTGATTTTTCAACCAAATATTGTTAAATGTATTCACCTTTCTTGTAGAATATAAAACAAGGAAGGTGCTCGTAACAGGTGCCGAATTACCTTCTTTCATTGATATGGTGAATGTCGTAGGGTCGTAATACGGAATGTAGTCTGACAGCAACTTAGACATTTCGCGGATATTTATGACACCATCGTTGTCCGGCGCGTATGTCTCCGTCAAAAATATTTTTCCTCCGGTTTGAAAAGTAACAACCACATTGTCGGTAGCCCGAATAACTATATCCTTCAGGTCTGCCAATAAATTGGGGTTGAATAAATGCGGCTGCTGTGAGATAGTCATCTTTGCTGTTTTTTTTTGTGCAAAGATAGTGAGGCGGGGGTAGGCGCAAAAAGACAACCGCCTGCGGGTTGAGCAGGCGGCGTGTCGTTATTCCGGCAGTTCGTTTCCGGCAGTTCGTTTGAGCAACCAAACGGGTTTGCTGTCATCAAAGGCTATCTCGTAGCCGGATACAGCCAAAAAGGCAGAAATCTCATTGGCAGAGATGTCGCCCATTTCGCTCAAGTCGAGTGCGATGTCTTCGCTGCTTTTCCGGATGGGGTTGGGTGCTTCGCCTGCTGGCGGGAACTCGCCGGCGTAGCGTTGCAAGATTAGGATTTTCCAGTTGTTGTTGAAGTCGTTCATTTTAGAATTGTTTTTGACTTATGTACAACAAAAACGGCTGTACATTTCCCGTTCGCAAAAACAATCTATGTGCAAGCACAAAAATGAGGAATAGTACAACCGCCGATTAGGCAGTTGCACATAGATTGTTTTTTGCGATGCAAAGGTAGGAAGAATTTTGGAAAAACTAACGATTTATACTTTCAATAATGTTTTCTTCGTACAGATATAACTCATTGCCTATTATAGAAGCATAATAGGTTCTATTCAACGCTTCTTCTTTCAAAGAAAAATGTATCGTATTTGTTTGTATATCAAAAGAATCAACAATTGAAGCAAGGCTATTTTTGTCAAGTTTCTGTAATGTGACCACCTGCGTGTATATATCCGTGCTTCTAAACAGATAACATTCAACACCTTCGATGGTCTTATGACCGTTGTCGGATGGTGCCGACTTGGGAGAATTGCTGCAGGAAACAAGGAATAATGCTGTTGCAAACAATAATACTAACTTTTTCATGACTTTTTAATTTTTGAATTAGGCTGCAAAGTTAGTGAAAAATCAAACGAGTTGCGCCTGACTTACACTGTGAACCGTTTCCTTTTGGGGATGCTCTTCCATGTATTTGAAAAAATAGTAGAGCATGGCACGTCCCGGCTTCGACAAATTTCGTTCCCCACTCAGCATCGAACTGATAGACGACTTATCTATGTCAAGCATCTTAACAAGGTCTTTGGGCTGAAGCCCTAACTGTTCCATTTTTTTGACGGCTTTTTCTTTAGAAAAATCTTCCAATTCAATTTTGGCGAACGGAACCGGACGCACATACAACTTTACATTTGCCGGAATAATCACGTCAAACACACCTTTAGCACGTTCTACAAGTTCTTTCCCGGACAAATACTTTCCTGCCGGATTTTCCTGTTGCCAAACTTTTACTACCAATTCATTTTCTGAGGAAGAAAGAATTTTGAAGTAAATGCGCGCGAACCGCCTGTAATTAAATTCAGACGTTTCTAACAATTCTCTTTGCTCCTTAGTGAGCGTTGAAATCAAATCTATACCTTTCATAACTATTTAATTTTATGCTTGTTATCATTTATAAAAGGGAGGGGATTAACCCTCCCCCGCGACCTACAACCGAATTTCCGAAAATGTATTCATGTCAAAAATAGCAAGTTGCTTTTGCTGTTTCCCAAATTCGATTGCTTCGTCTTTGGTTTGAAAAACTTGACTGCTGTCGAAGTAGAATTGTTTGTTTTGTTCGTTCAGCCATCCTCCCACGATTTTGTCGTGATGCTCAGCATGTTCGATTACTTTCCGCAATCCTTCATCTCCAAAACAGTTTTGCGTTTCAATGTAAGCAGCAATGTAACCACTTGTTACAAACTCCAATTCCGGAATTTTAACAGTGAATCCGTCTGGATTTTCGCTCGCGATTGTTTTAATCGCTTCAAATAAATTTGTCATAGACCTTGTGTCGTTTTTATCCTGCTGACCCGGCAGTTCTAAATACGCCGCAAAGGTAATATAAAAGTTTGCATATTGCAAACTTTTTAATGATTATTTTTTGTGTTTTACAACATATTTTTCATAAGTGCTTAATTATCAACGAAATATTTTTTTTTATTTCTTTCGATAACTTCTAAATCGCAGTCCAAAGCATTAGCCACTTTGGATAGAATATCAATACCTGTGGCGTATGTTCCGAGTTCTATCCGGGCAATGTGTGGCTGCCTTAGCCCTACCAGTTCTGCCAGTTGCAACTGCGATAATCCTTTTTGCATCCTTAATTCGCGGATGCGCTTGCCTATTCGTTCTCTTTCGTTCATTTTATTTGATGCCCTTTCACCATATATTCTGCCGCCGCATGCATTGCTCTTGCGAGTTCTGCCAAATCGGTGCAATTATCAATCAGCTGTATATTCTCAACGTCAGACAGCAGCCCCATTGTAATTTCCCCAACGAAACGGGGGTAAACAAGCCTTTCAATGTATTGTTTGCCGTCTTTTTTGTAGATTGTGAATTTGCTTATTTCTCTATTTCCCATGAGTTTGAAAATTCTTTGTCTTTAAATAATTCTGCCAATCCTGTTATTTGTTTCAAACGTAATACCTCGTCGGCATCCATGCCTAATTCTATACCAATGCGTTCATTTGTCCAATTGTGTTTTTTAAGCATTGCTACAAGCTTTGCTGATAGTTCTACCTGATGCGTTCCGCGCGCCATGTTGTGCCTGACCGTGGAAGTAATGCGGTCTTCGATTGACTTGTTTAGTTTCGATACCGGTAAATAACCGTGTAAACTTTCGTTTATCTGCTTGTTTTGTTTGACTACTGACCGGCGATGGAAACCATCTACTACTACGTAGGGAAACTCCTTTTTGTCTTGATCGCACACTACAACAGGCATCGTTATGCCGTCTTTTTGAATTGATAACGTTAAGAGGCGCATTTCAGGCGGGGCTACTTTATTGGGGTTGTAGTCGTTTCCTTCCACTTCATCTACTTTCACTAATTGAATGTTTAGGGAGGGATGCTTCACGCCCATCCATTCATATAACTCTTGACTGATTTGGTTGTAAATTGCAACCTTCTCCTCAAAATTTAAATCTTGTTTCAATAAATTTTCAATCATAATATTTCGCTGTATTTTGTTATAATTTCTACTTGTTTTTCCATATCTCGCTTTGTTTGCGTAAAGGATAAACCTTTGCACCAGTAGTCATTTTTTAAAAGCACTTTGCAAATTCGTCTCCAGCTGGGTACCTTTTTAAGTGCCTCCAATTTTGGATCGTCTTTGTCCGGTATTACTTTTATGCCCTCATTTTTCCACCAATTCAGGAACTTATTTATTTTTTCTCTGTAATGTTCCGCCAAATATGGCGGCATGGTTTCGAGTAGAAAATGAGCGTAACTTTCATACGTGTGTCCGGGAGGAAGATTTACTTTGTAATTGCCAAGGGTAGTTTTATCGGTTTCCGTGTAGCGGTTTCCGAAGTTAGCACCTTCCACCCTGTTTACAATTTTTGCCCACGTCTCCGGTTCCAATGCCTTGAAAAGATATAATCCTTGCCGCTGGTCATCGCCATAAGGTTGGCAAAGCCTTTGTTTCGGCAATGAAACTCCTGCCAAATACATCAAATCGTATATTTTATTATAATCCCAATTAAATTTTGCATTGGCTGTCCAAATATCTTCTACACGCCAATCATAAATCGGATAGGCATTGTATATTTGGCTTGTTTCATCCTCTCTAAATAGCTTTGTAGTCCATTGCTTATCGCAATAGGTAATTTTGCTTTCACTTGCTATCGTCCGAAACCTATTTAGGCTTTCGTCGCTTCTGATTCCAACTACCGAACATGTTTTATTGCCGAAGGCAAACCATTTGGCAAATTCCGGTACAAATTCTTCAAATTCCATTCCACGCCGGAAAAATGGGAAAAACGCTTCATCCGAAATAACAGACTTGTGCTCCGGAATTTCGCGTACCCAGGCATCTTTTTTATCCGGATCCCAGCAAAGCCAATGGGGTTGAAATTGTGAAACTGCATTCCGCAAATGGATTGGAAGACAGACCCAATAGGCTTTTACTTCAGGTCGATTGAAAGTTCGCTCCGTGAAGTCGATGGCGTGCTTATATTGCGCCTCCATGTCGATGTATAATACATGTACCGGAAGTTTATTCAAACGTCTGGCTACATCAATGGCAAGGTTAAGCAATACGCCACTATCCTTCCCATTCGAGAACGAAATACATACGCGATCAAATTCATTGAAAATGAACTCGTATCGCTCAATGGCGGCTTCATATACGTTTTTATTTCTGTTGTATTGTTTCATACGCCATGAATAATTCTCATTGCTTTTTTTGACTTTTCAAGCCACTCGCTATCGCTGATCCTCTGCGCAATAGTGGCATCTAATTTGGCTTCTTCTTCCGGCGTGTCGTCGGACAGGAGTTCGTCACAACCAGTGCCGGAGCCAATGAGATGCGCAAAATATTTGCTCAGAATATGCGGCGGATACTGTGATTTTTTCAGATACCGGTTCGGATAGGCGACTATCCCGCAGGTAATTTTCCCATCCGGAGCGCGGATGATAGCCGGACATGGTCCCGGAACATACTCACCCAAATTCTGTACGAGCTTCAAAACATAGCTCCCATTCCGGCACACCTGAATGAGGCAGCAGACACCACAGCCGTTGCACGGCTCTCCTATCTTAGGCTTTTTTATCATAATATTTCCTTTAATTGTTCCTTACTTATTTTCTTAAAATATTCCGTCATGGAAATCTTTTTATCATTGTTGTTTTTGATAAGCGTTTCAAGCCCTACATCGCCGGTTAGGTCGAGATACCGGCAATCATATTCCTGCCCTGTGCGATAGTTTCGGTGCGAAGATTGCACCACATCACCGTAGTCAAACGTTTTATCGAAATAGACCGTATAGGGCAGATGCTGCAAATTAAGGCTTAGAGAGCCTGTTTTGTAGTTCAAAACAGTTGCTTTTGGAAAACGCCGGCGACACTCGTCCGCGCTGTTGATGTACTTGCAAAAAATGATTGATTTGCTTTCGTCATATTCTTTGAGCCATTCGGCAACTGCCTCAAACTTACTTTCAGTGCAACAATATTCGTGCTGCATTTTCATAGTCATCTCAAGGAAAATGTTGTTGTTCAGCATCATCAACTTTTCATCATCAAGGTATTTGCCTTTCAATCGGTAATATTCAGCCTTTTCGTCATCGCCAATCGTATAATGCTTTTCCGAATAGAGTTGGCGTACTTGCAAGTCTAAATCACACTCGTAGATATAGTGCCCAATGAGCGAATAGAGGTAGTCAATGTTTTCGTAGCCGGTGATAAATTCCTTTTGAAAGGCTTTGTAGCCGTTAAAACGCTTTGTGATGCGTGTATATTTGCAAAACGTGTCCTTAAATTCGGGCAGCGACATATTGAGAATTTTCGGCGAAAGGAAATTCATTTGCGGGTAGAGGTCAAGCAAGTCGCGTGTCATCGGAGTGCCATTCAGGATTAACTTGTATTCTGTCATCTCAGAGAGTTCGATCATGCGTTGCGTTCGTTTTGCTGTCAGGTTTTTGATTTTGATGCTTTCGTCAATCACCACGAAAGCCTTCCAAGCCGTGCGCAATCGGTTGTAGAGTTGCAGATACTTCCGGTCGCTCTGTCCGATGGTTTCGGCTCCTATAAACAGCACTTCCTTTGCCAAAAACCCTCCCCATTTAGCGATTTCTTCTTTGATTGTAGGAATCTCGGAAGCAATCGGCTCTATCGTCCGCAAAGGACCAACCCACACCACTAAGTCCAAATCAGCTACAGAATTGACCAACTCAATGGCTACGCGGGTTTTGCCTGTGCCCATTTTCATGAACAGGGCACCGACTTTGCGAGGCAATAGGTGGCGGCGGGCGATTGATTGATTGGGTAGTAGGTTCATCTGTCTAATTCTTTAATGAGGTTGTTTTCAACGGGTTGCATTTTTTCGGGGGTGTGATGCTCCACGATGGTTTCGTACATTTCATCAGATGGCTCACAGCCAAATTTTTCCTTGTACAGCCATTCAGGTATCACCACATTGCCGCCGAGTTTCTTGTTAGTGATGAAACTCCGGCACATCTTTTTTGGTAGCCAAACTTCCTGATTGTAAATGCTTATAAGATAAGCCCTACTCGTTTCCGAGTAGAACTTATCGAATTTTATGCGGACTGTGTTATTCATAATCAATTATTTAAATAAATCATAAACAACCTCTCTCACAGTTTTTGCTTCGGAAGCCCGCATAGCATTATACCACTGTGGATAGATATTACCTAATCGACGATTAACTTCTTCGCCAATCTTCTGCCTGTCAGTATCTGTAACAGATAACGGAGCATCTATAATGATATAGGGAGTTCCACAATTGCCATTTTCACCCCATAAACCTTGCTTATCAAAACCGTTGATTGTATGATTGAGGTCAGTAGTTACTGTTCTGTTACTTGTCCTAACAGGAAGCCAAATAGTCCTGCAAGGTTGTCCTTCAGCTTCTACTCTTCCATTTCCGGGATTTTTAGATTCAGATTCTTTAAGGCAATTTACATACTCAGTAAGCAATTCCTCATTGCCAATAAACTCAACATCGCTTTTAACTTCTTCTGTTGAAATTTCTGTGGACAATTCTTTCAATGCTTCTTCGATTTTGGAATAAAACCTTTCCTTTACCGCCTCTTCCTGCGAAGCAATCCAATTATCACCTTGCGAAGGGCAATCAACTTTGCAACTTACAACGAAGTCGCCTTTTTCATTTTGGAAAATAAATGTCTTAGTGGACATTTTTTTTGTGTTCCAACCTGCATCATTCAGATAGATGCGTTTAAAATCTCCTTTTACCCAAACTTGCTTTCCAAGTTTCTCTGCTAATTGTTCAATTGTAGTCATTTTGACCGGACAGTTTTAAGTGTGTCTCACTTTTTTTGTCTTGAACTTCAAGCCTGCTATGGTCGGCAGAACTACTTGTTGTTCTTTGACGGTGCAAATGTATATCAAATTTGGTATATTACCAAATATTTTTAGTTAAATAAAGTTAAATTTTGAGATTATTTTTCATGTTTTTCATAAAACACTGATTAACAACAAAATAAAAATCGCAATTTTATTGCGTAAAAAACCCGCAATCGTATTGCGTAAAAAAATATTCCAACAGAAGGAGTTTCTTTTGCTACTTTTCTTTGCTCCGTCAAAGAAAAGTAGTCGGCGCGAGTGAACCCCCTATTGAGAGTCCACCCACAACCGCTTTAAACAGGGATTAAATCAAACGTATCAATCAATTTCGACAAAATCGGATTTTTCTTTGTCATTTCAGACAACTTGCCGGAAGCACCTGTTTTCGCTTCATTCAAATTTTTTTCCATCATTGCGCCTCCTGTATTTGTAAGTTTGAAAATACGAAGCACAGCGGGAAAAAATTCATCTCGTCCACATCTTTATCTGTGTCGGGTTGAAGTTCCGGCTTAGGCATTGTTTTTTGCGGTTTGCCCCACAATAACAGGGCGTGTTCGCCTTTCCTTACTTTCTTCCCCACAGAGTTCCACTGCGGCAATGTTTTTAGGTCGATGTGTCCCTGACTTGCATATAAATCCCTCAACCCCTCGTTGATAGTGTTTATAGCCCCCTCTTTCTTGAGCATTTTAAACGGATTTTACTTCATCATTTCATTCATTTTCAATAAGTTAATGCACTATTTTTTTTCTGTTTGTTGCTACTTTATCATATCTTTTGGGTTTATATTAAACAATTGAAATATTTTTTTTTGCAATGGGGTAAGCTCGGGATACGTTAATATCGGGGCGGCTTTTCCTATTTTCAGTTCGCAGCGTTTGACGTTGTTTATCTCTGCAATCAGGTCGTTGAACGATAGCTGTTGTTGGTGATTTTCATTGTATTCTTTTAGCAATGGATACAGTTTATTTTCCATTTCTTTAATTATAGCGTATGCAAATACACAGACTTGTACATGTCCTCTTGTTTGCGCTTCGTTACGATGAAAAACAGGTCTGATATGTATATTATCACTCTTTAAATCGCGAAATGCATGCTCTACACATTGTAGATTTTTGTATTGTCCACGCACTTCTTTTGTTGTCAAAATATCCGGTTTTACATTTGAACAGACCACATATTTCCCGCACAAACTTTCGCTTTGCTCGAACGCAAGCTGATTAAACTCTATCTCAAAACTCTCATTATCAATTACTTTGATAGAAAAATATTTTGACATCCGACATTTTTCAATCGTTTTTTCCACCCTTTTCTTATAGCGTTCAATGTCCGTTTCGGTGAAGGCTGTTTTCAAATTTTTGTTTTTTGTTTTGCCTTCTTGAATTTTATTGTAATTTTCTATATTCCTATCTCTACGCCCTTCCCACGAACTTTTTATCCATGTGAGCAAGTCTTCCACTCTTGTTTTGTGAAGATGGAGGTAATTTTTTTCGGAAGTTTCCAACTCTTCATTGACCGACAAAACATAACGCATATCTCCGTCTTCAACTTCGGCCAATTCCTTGCTGAACATATCTAATTGGATGATTTTACGCTCCAACAGTTCCTCTATTGCGCAGCGAGTAAGTCCGGTGATGAAATTAATATCCAGTTTTTTTAACTCCTCATTTGCATTCAGATGGTGAATAATTTGCATGCCGCGGTCGCCAACAAAGATGACCTCATCAACGCCAAATTCATTTTTTAGCAACTTTATCTGCTCGGGAACCGTGGTGCTATCGGCTGTATTGCCCTTGAAAACCTCCACTTTGAGCGGAAAACCATTCGCATCGCTAATCAAACCAATGCAAATCTGCATTTTTCCCATTTTCTTATCCCGATTGTACCCAAACGCCGCCAATTCATTCTGCGTACCCTCAAAATAGGTGCTGGTGATGTCGTACAGGTAGATGCGGCGACCGGCGACCTTGTGATATTGAAACCACTTTTTGTCCACCTTTGTTCGGCGAAACGCAAGTGCACCCAAAGCACTGTACAAATCGTCCACTTTCATATTTGGCTTGTTAAATCCAAGTAAATCAGCAATATACGGCTCCCGATTCAGCCAGTTGTAGATGTTCAATTTGCTGCCTCCGGTAACCAATTTGCCCAAAATCATGCTCATCACAAGGGCGGCATGCGTGCTCGGAAGTGTCTTTTCCAGCACCTCGTCTATCCGCAATTGTTTCATTATTTGGTGCACAAAAAACAGATAGCCGTAATCAGTACACTTGCCGACAGCAACTTCTTTAATCGGTATAAGTCCCTCTTTATCAGACTTTAACATCCGTTCAATGCCCACTATTGTTTCTTCCGGAAGTAGCGAAAGATTGCAAAGAACTTTCGTTTTCACCTTGCCTTCTTCGCGATATTTATGGCAAAGAAGCGTGGCAGTATAGATTTTCCCTGCCTTCCCTTTCGTACGATTGCGTTGTATATACATATCAATTTCGTTTGAGGCTACAAAAGTACACATTATTTTATTATCAACCAAATAATTAAATGTTAAAAATACTTAAATATTAGTTGCTACAAAATGCAGCTTTTTTGGCATAATTGTTTGATTGTTAGCGATTTGATGAAGTAAAACCCGTTTAAAATCTTTGCTCAAACCTTTTAAATATTCTCTTTTTTCTTGTAACTTTGAATTTGTTTTCATACCTTTGTAGTTCTAAAAATAAATTGTTAATCAATTTTGCCCCTGCAAGGTTGCAGCCTTGCAGGGGTTTTAAATTGTTTTCCAATCAGGCAAACATTGCCTTGATTTGCGTTTCATTCTCTGCGATGGCTTCTTTAAACTCTTCCTGCCAAAATTCGATTAGTTTCTTAATCGACTTCGGGGAATTGCTCACAAACTCCTCGCCCTGCGCATCAATAACGGAAATTTTCGCATTGTTCTGGTCGTGAACAATGGCGAAGCGGTCTAACCGCTTGCGCTTTTCCGTTAAATCGTCATTTTTTTGATTGAGCAAAGTCAGAGCGACCGCCCTGTTTTTCAAATCTTCGATGGGAAGATTTCCGATTGCCCCGGTTGGCGTGTCGCCAACTGTGTTGTTAATACTCTCCGTGCTACCTTGCAACGGAATAATTTTCACCTCGTGCGTTTCCGCAACATCCGCAGTCTTCAAAACTGCACTACCATTTCTTGACATAAGTCTAAAAATTAAATTGTTAATGTTCGGGGTTGCAGCCCCTTGTTCTATCACACCACAAAGATACAACTATTTATTTAACTGTGCAATAGGCAATTACGACAAAAACAGTGCTAAATATGCACCCCAAAAATGTAACGGCATCCTCACATTTAAACGGCTTTTCCACTGCCATTAAAAAACTTTTTTAACTTGCAAAGCCAAATTTGCAAGTAATGCGCTTAAAACGCTGTTATTCAATCCATTACCGTATAAAAACGCTAAGAAAAGTTAAACTTTCATAAACTTTTCCGGCTTTCAAAAAACTAAAACGCTGAAAATCGGAAATTTAGCCAGTCCCCAAACGGCAAAATTTCCGGTTGTCTTGATAAAGACCCCGCCACGCCCTCTCCGCTTTTTGTAATTACCGCCTTTCAAAATAGCGTTATATGATAGCGCAATTTTGAAATAAAAAGTGCGCGGTAAACATGCAGAATACCATATTTAAAAAGTAATTGTGTGAATTTTATACGAATGCAGACGTAACGAAACCTACGGATGCCAACCGCTGGAAGTGATTCATACCAATGTAGAGTGTATCAAACGCATCCGTGCCGTCTGTGCGGTATTCGAGTTTGTCTTCTTCCGTTTCTGCGAGCTTCTCGCCTGACTTGTCTTTCTTAAAACCTTCGGTGGTGTTGCGGGTGCCTGTTTGCTCCATTGCCAATAGCAGTTCTTCGTTGTTGCTGCTGTTTAGCATTGGCATTAAGCCGGATTGTCCTCTGAAGCCTTGGTTGATTAACATGTGCTTTTCGATGTGGTGCATTGGCTGTCCTATATATACGTCCACTACTGACCAGCCGTGAGCTTCAAACTCTTGGATTGCTACTGTCTTGAAGTCTTGGTCGTTCACTGCGTAGTTGCCATTGAGGGCGGTGGTGTCGTAGTAATAGACTACCGTTTTGATGCGTTGGTGCCGGTAGTATTTGCAGAAGTATTGGATACATTCGCGCAGTTTGCGCTCGTATTTGACGTAGAATGATTTGAGTACGCGCATGGTGCGACCTTGCTGCTGTCCGGCTACTATCCAGTTGATGTTGCTGTTGTAGTCCATTGCTATGCAGATGGGTTGGTCGCGGTCAAGGTCGGCATCGCCTAAGCAGCTTTCTTCTTTCAGTTTGTCGAAGTGGTATTCGAGGCTGTCGAGATAACTGTTGTCGTTCATTGTGTAGTAGTGGATGGATTCGCGCATGTTGTTGTAGAAGCCGTCTTTGAGTACGCCTACCTTTTTGCACAGGATTGACGTTTGGAATACCATTGGGGGCAGGTCGCGCTTCATCTGTTTGATGTAGTTTTCGCCCAGAACGAGCAGGTTGTCGATGCTGGAAAATTCCTTGTAATAGACGGCTATTGAGCGCAGTTCTGCGAGGTCTTTGTACAACTTTTTGAGTGTGTTTCGCAGGTATGCCGGTGGGGTTTTGGCGGCGGCTATGTCGTTCTTTATCCGGTCCTTGATGCGCCAGATTTCAAAGATTATGCCTTGGATGGTGGCGATTAGTTCGGGGTCGCACTCTTTTTCGTATTTCAGAAACCAACTGCCTTTTTTGGTGGTGGGCATGTCGCTGATAAAGAGCATACTGTGGTGGTATGAGCGATTGCCGAAGTGTCCTTTGAAGCCGCCGTTTGCCGGAAAGGTTTCGTCTTTGAGTTTCTCGAAGTCAAGGAACTTGGCTTCGTCGCCGATTATGTAGTCGAGCGTCAGGGAGTTGGATGTGCCCGGGCGGTCTTGGGAGATGATGTAGGCGATGGAGCCGTTGTAGAATGAGATGACGTGTTCGTATTCGGCAGGTTCGATGAATGGTTTTGCGAAGCCGGCGGACTTTGGTGGCTTTTTGCCGATGTAATAATGCAGGTCGCGCTTGTAGCCGAATGAATCCAATGCCGCCAGTGTGCCGGGCAGTGTGTTGGTCAAGCCGCGCTTGTAGGTGCTGACCACGAACGCGCCGGAACTGCGGGGCATGCGCTGCACATTGCGCAGGAAAAACGGCGCGGCAATGCCGTGTGTTTTGCCTAATCGACGACCGCCAACAAACACGGTGGTGTGCGCTGCCGTGAACATCACTTCTTGCTGCGGGGCGTTGAAATATATGGGCTTTGTTTCTTTCATGCGTTGTCAATTGCCATTGGCGCATTAAACAGTTCGTCTTCGTTGTAATCTACCACTTCGTAGTCGATGTCTTCGGCTATGTCTTTGCCGTATTTGTCTTTGAGCGCGGCGATGCGTTCTTTGATGTTGGCGATGGGCTTGATGCCTATTATTGTGGGGTCGCTGGATGGCTCAAATATTTGGGGTATGATTTCGTCCCACGGGATTTTGAGGGCATCTTCTTTGTCGAGTTGGTTGTATTTGGCATAAGCAGCCCATGCCGCGCCCATGGTTTTGTAATCTTTTTTCTTTTCTGCGAGTTCGGCGGTTGCCTGTATCATCGCGTTGAACTTCCACCGGTGGAAGGCTTTGGAAGTTTCGGTGAGGTCGCCCAGCAGTTGTTTGATTATTTGGATGTCTTCGTAGGCTTGGCTTTTGTTTATGCCGAAAGTTACGAGGTGGTCGCGAATTTCGGCATCTTTTTTGCGGGGGTGCTCCAGCCAAAGGGTGTAAGCCGCCCTGATGCGCACGATGCGGTCTATTAGCATCTGCGGGATGCCGGTGGTCGTCAGTTTGTCTTTGTCGTCAAAGAGGTGTAGGCGGCATATCTCTAATGTGTTTGGCTTAGGCATTTTCGTTGAGTAATTGGTCGGTTAGATATTCTTGCACTAATTCTACTGCCATGGGTGAACCGGCTTTTGCCAAGTCTATTTCCTGCCGGTGAATTTCAAGGGTTGTTTCGGCTCGTCCAAGGTGGTAGGCTTTGGACTCCTGAGTGGTTTTGTCAGCGATTTTTTCTTTGAGGTCGTCTTCATCCGCGCCGATGAGCACGGCGATGTCGGAAATTGTCATGAGTAGCGCGGCATATTCTTTGATTTGTGCTGTCATAGTTTCACGCCGTTTTTCATCATAATCGCGACCTCTGACCGGAAAGAATTGAAGCAATCAGGGTCTGTTGTTATGAGCGTTGCTTCCCGACGATTTCCACGAGTTTGATTTTGGCTCGTGCCTATTGAGATATTGAGTTCTTCGGTTTCAAATAGAATGACTTTGCCGTGGTTGTTTGTCAAATAGACCTCGTCGAATACGTTTTTTGCAAACGGCAATATTTTTGTCACTCCGATGGCGGCTTTGGTGTCTAAAATCAGGATGATGCGCCCGATTTGCATTTCCTTTTTGAATTTGAATATCTTCCGGATAAATTCTTCAGATATGCTGAATGAGGTCATGTAGAGCGCATCACATTTCCCGGATAATTGATTAAGCAGCACTTCGATGGTGTCGAATAACTGAAATTTATCCGTGTAAAAAGCCTGTGTGGGATTTTCCCGCACAGGCTTTATCCGATGTACGGCTTCACTGTGCATCCAGTCCCAGTGCTTTGAGTTCTGCCAGCTGCCTGTCTGAAATACCCGCATTGGAGCCAATGAGCAAGTCAAGGCGCGTTTGCATATCGGCGAGTAAAGCGGCGTATTGCTGCTTGCTTTCCTCGTCTTCTTCGCCTACGGTCATGCCTTGGAGTTTCTTTTTGTTGTCGCTCAGATATTTGCGCGCCGCTGAAATTTCTTTTGCCGATGCCGGAGTCGGCGCATCCGATGGCGCGGGAACTGCCGGCGCATCGGGCTGCAGACCGGGCACAAAGGCATCGTATTCGTCCCAATTTTTGCGCACCGTTTCGTCCAACTTCGTTAGTTCCTTCAGAAATCCATAGCGGTCGCAGGGCATCTTCAGCAACTTCAATTGCTCGTGGAGTTTACGCATCATAGGGTAGATGTTTTGATTTTCGAGCAGTTTGGCTTTGATTTCGTCGGGCAGTTCGTCGTGGTCGGCGCGTTTGCCTGCCGATGCGGATTTTTCTATCTTTTCGATTTTTGGCAGCGTAGTCTTCAGGATTACGGCTGCTTTTTGTTCCAACGCGGCGTGTTCAGCTGCCGCCTGTTCTGCCGAACGAAAATTGTAATGCTTCTGCAACTCATACTTGAGTTTGGCAATGTCCCGGCGGCGCACGATGTTTTGATGCAGGATGCGGTTGCGATTGATTTTCAGCAAAAGCAATGCGGCGGCATCAATGTCGATTTGCTCGTCCGGGGTGTCCAGAATGATTTTGATTTCTTCCGGCGTGATTTTGTTTGCGTTTGTGTCCATTTTTTTTCGTTTTAAGGAATTATCGGTGCGTTGATGTCGCCGTCGTCGGTTTCGATGATGCCGTTATAGAACGGTGCCGGGGTGAAGTCGGTTACGGACACTTCGAGCGTGGTGCCCATTTCGTCCGTTGCCGAACTGCCCAAGTTTTGGCTTGGGTTGGTTTCCGTCTGATACATCTCGTTGCCAATCACGCGGTATTTGCCGGGCTTGGTTTGAACGATATACACATAGTCATCGTTGTTTGCCAAACTGCAAAAGCCGGTTGCCTCTTCTTCTGTTCCCGGATGAATGAAAGTCGCTTTGTTGAGCGATGATTTGGACGGCTTCGCGCCTTGACTTTCGCTCGTTACGGGCGATTTTTCAACGAGAATATCCATCGGGTGCCACTTTTTGCCGTCTGCCAATTCAAAATCGCCAACGTAAGTTGCCAACTCTCCCATGTTATCCACAAACGTGTCCGGCAAAGTGGGCCAAGCCACGATGTCGCGCTTCGGGATGAAATAAATACGGTCGCGCACTCCGGGAAGATTTCTCTTTCCGAAGCACCATTCCAAACTCGTGGGACTAAGCCCTGTACATACTATTGCCATTTTTTTGTCCTCCTAATTTTTTATGGTGCAACATATAATTTTCCAACCAAAAGCTTTGTGGGGTCAATGGTCTCATACTGGCAACCAAAGAACATGGCACAGATGAATTGAAGCACGAACGCTTCGTGTTTTTCAATCGTGATTTGTTCCAAGTCGCTTTCCAAATCAGTGCCTACCAACATGTTTTGTTTGGTAGTAAGCTGCATGAATGGCGAACCTTTTTTGTTGGGCAATGCCACAAATTCGCACATATCACTTGACCCCTCAAGGAAGGTTTTTTTGAACTCGCGGTTGTAAGGCACGCTTCCAACAGTGGCTTGATAGTCATCTACATAAGCGTTGTAGATGCCTTTGGAGCAAAACAGTTTCACCTGTTCGTTCTGCAATTCATCGCTTGCGGCGCGATAAAATGCCTTCAAAACATCTACGGCATTGGCGGACGTGATGGCGGCACTAAATTGATAGAGATTTTTGTTGGCAGCCGAAATTTTGTTGGCTGTGATTTCAGTGGCGGCGATGGTGTCGAAGCCATTAAACAACTCTGCGGTGGTTGTGCCGGCGTTATTGCGAACGGCGCTCCACAGATTGGCGTTCAACGATTTAGACAGTTGCTTCATCAGATAGGCGACCACGGCTTGGGTGATTGGCACGTTTTTCAGTCCGTCGCCTTTGATGATGGAGTCGCCATACAGACTTTGATAGACTGCATTGGGCGAAAACTTTTTGACCACGGAACCAAAAAAGGTTTCGAGCGTGCGACCAACGAGTTGCAAGTCGCTGTCGTCGATGCGCGTTTCGCTGTACGGACCAATTTCGATGCCGCCGGTAAGTTGCCCTACCGTTTCTTTGTAGCGCACACCGGAGCGAAGGCGCATGTGCTGAAGCGAAGTGTCCAATCCAATAATTGCCATTACCAGCAATTCCTTACGGAATTTCTGTGCCGATTTTGCAAGTTCGTCGGGGGTGATGATTACTTTTCCCATTGTGTTATAATTTTTTAATTGTTCGTTTTGAGTTAATCAGGAATTTGGTTGTACAAATTGCGCACGGCTTCCACGTCCACTTTGTCCGTTGGTTCGGCAGGCGGGGTATCAGCGGGCTTGGCAACAGGCTGGGTTTCGTCGCCCGGCTTTTTGTTCAGTTTGGCAACTTCGGCTGTCAGGTCTGCAATTTGCTTGTCCTTGTCTGTAATTTTTTTGTCCTTCTCTGCGATGTTCGCAGCCGTGAGAGCGTCTTCCGCCGTTTTTTTGTCGGCGTTGGCTTTGTCGATGGCATCGTTCAGGATTTTAACCTGTGCCTCGGTCAGTTCGACTTTGTCGTTTTTTACTTCAATACCCTCTACATTGAGTAAGGCGTTGATGGATACATACGTTTTGTTCATTTCGGATGTTGTTTTATTTTGTGAATTAAAAAAGTCTTTCATGCCGGCTAAAACGCCGGCGATTATTCCTTTGTCGTTCGTGGTCGGTAGCGATGGCGCGCCGGTGTTTGTTGGAAACGTTGGTACCGGCAGTCCTGCTACATTTAGCAGATTTATAACTTCGGGGTTTGCGGCATTGGCAGGCTGAATGGTTGCGTCCTCAAAAATTTCGTCCACAAATCCCCATTCCTTTGCCTGCTCTGCCGTCAACCACTTTCCTTCTTTCATCAGATTGAGAATGTCGGCTACCGGTTTGCCCGATTTTTTGGTAAACATTTTTGCTAACGTCAGCGTGATGGTCGCGCTGTTGTTTTTCGTTTTTTGAAGCTCGGCGATTGCCGCTTCTATCTCATCCTCATTCATATAGCCCCAAGTATCTACCCAAGAGAGTGCCTTGTGAATGAAATACATGGAGTTGGCGTGCATACGAATGTTTTTTGCGCCCAATGTCAGAACCGTTGCTGCCGATGCGTTGAACGCAAACAGTTCGCAGGTGACATTTCCGTGAGCTTCAAACTGTGCGGCAATGTCAATGGCATCATCCACGTTTCCACCAAGGGAATTAACGCGGACAATGACTTTATCTTTGCCTTGTATATGATTTTTGACGTGGCGCTTGCTGTTGTACCAGTCGCCAATGTAGCCGTCAATCTCAATGTCGTATTTTTTAGTTGCCATAAAACAGGTGCACTTTTATTATGGTGCAAATTTATACCTATTATATAGCGTGCAAAAAGACCTTTAATTTGAGATGATTAGTAGCGAATGCGTGTTTATGTATTGAATTTCAGCGGCAAAGGCGCGTGTGCCGTTAGGCTTGTTTGCCGATTCAAAGGATGTGGTTACGGTGGGATGCGGTTTGGAGTCTGTGCCTAGCAGGTATTTTTGTCCGGTTACGTCGGTCAGCCGGAAGGCACAGTTCGTAGTGGTGAGGGTATGCAGCAATTGGCGAGTGGCGGTTCCGCAATCTTTCACGAGCAACTGCACGACTGTGGTGTAAACCAATTCACCGTTTACGCGCTCCGATTTGACGGTTGCGCCTGCTATTCCTACGATTGGGATGTTTTGAAAGTCACCGAAGGCTTCCACTTCTACACCTTCGTGGATGAGTTCGGTGGCGACCGCTTGCATTTTTTGAACGTCAGCCCATCCAATGCTTTTGAATCCGGGTAATGTTTTTTGTGTCATCTGTTTGCGTTTGTTTGCGTTGTTACACTCTGTTTTTTTTCGGGGGTGAAAGTCGAAAGATTTTTTACAAATTTACATTATTTTTCCGATACTTCTTCCGGAGGCGATAATATTTTTGCCGGATGGTTTCCCAGTTCACGTCGTTGTCCGGAATTCCGTGTTTTTCCATCCAAGCATAAATGAGGTCTGAAATTTTTCCGCGGTGCACGTTTTCGATGCTGCCTATTTCCTTGAGCATGCACTTTTCAAAAAGTTGGTTGAAACTCTCAACGAGGGCGGATTTGGCGGCTACTCCCAAATGGTTATACACGCGCGGGTCGGCTTCTTTGAAAAATGGGAGTTGAACGGCGAGGTTGGCATCTTCGCCCATGTCCGGCTGATTGTTGGCTGGCAGTTTGGTGATGTATTCGCGAATGATGCGCGATTCGGGGCTGTCGCGGTCTAATTGGACGGGATTGCCAAACGAGTGCTTGACGAACTCTGCCAAATAGGGTTGAGTTTTGAGATAGATGTAGTATTGCATAGCTGTGATTGATTTGAGTAGCAAAGGTAGTGATTTTATTCGATATGGCGTAAACATACCCCCTTGCTATTTGGTACCAAATAAAGTGTGCGCGTGAACTTTTGGTAAATTTGGAGTTTCTATATTATTGATTATCAATATATTAAATACCGTACTTTTTTGTTCAAACTGCCGTACTATTTTTAAAACCGGCACAAAAAACAGTGCATACCCCTAAAAGTGCGAAAAGTGCATAAAAGTACGAAAATAGTACGGAACATTATTATTTGATAATCAGCAAAATAAGCGAAGAAAAAAAGGCATCTGTTCAGTTGCACACTTTTTTTTACTATTTTTATAGTAGTCATTTTTCAAAAAGTTAAAAATATATAAAAAGAAATATTATATATGCCTGTCATTTTGAAAGTTTTTCCCCCCGGATAACGAATTTACTTTTTACATTTTATCACGGCAACCGTTCGATTTTTACAGGTACCTTTGCCGCTGCGCTTCCTTTTTGATTTTTTTTCGATTTTGGTACAACTGTTCCAAAATTTTATTATATTAACAAATTGAGGGGTGCGGGGAGAAAACGCGCCCGCGAAAAGGGAGGCTTTTAAGCGGTAAAAAATAAGCGGCAAATAAAAACCGTGCAAGGCACGGTTTTTACTTACCACTTATTTTTTGAGTTTTTACGCTCGCTTACGCGAGCGGCTTCGCAATTATATTTTGTGAAAATTTTGCGGGGTGTAAACGTCGCAAAAGAACTCCATCTCCGGCGGGATGCGCTTCGCGCCTATTATTACGGCGATGCCGATGGCTGCCAGTTCGTACAGCCGTTGGGTGGTCATAGGGCTTTCGTGCAGGTTGTAGGTTTCTGCCAGCACAAAATAGCAGTTGCTTAGGTCGAAGTCATACGGCGTTTGTCGAATGATTTTGCCGGCGTCGCCTTGCGTTTTGGCAAAGCCTAAATTCACAGCGATGCGCTGCACCATGGCGATGCGTTGGCTTCGATCTGGGCTTACGGCTACGATGATTTTGTTGGACTTTTTCATGAATTTAGTTTTTTTAGGTCTGCTTTCCAAGTTGAAAACATATCATTTTCACTTAAAGTCCAAAGTTCATCTAACTGCTTTTCAGTTATACGACCAATTTCTTTCAAGCCCTCTAATTTTTCCATCCTTTTTAACATCTTGTTTTTTTCAGAAACAAGGTGTTTTTCCATAACAAGCAAAAGAGAATGATACTTGAAATTTAAACTACGCCATGCTTCGGCTTCTATATCAGAGCGACTTTCATACATAAAAACCTCCTTTCTTATTATTCTGTGATTGTTTTTCTCTTTGCTGGTCATTCCACGTCTGGATACCTTTGACTATGCAATAGTTTTCAGAAAATTCAACATTGCAGTCACCTTTCGGAGCGTTTAACCGGATGTAGTGGCACACACATTTGATGAAAATGCTTTTGTTTGCCTCTTTTACTTTCTCGACGATGTTGTAAGTGTCGCCGGGGTGTAAACCTTTGCAGATTTTAAACACGGCATCCTGAAACGGTTCGAATTTATCCCGCCCTATTTCATCGGATAAATCCCAGAGTTCCTGTAACTTTTCAAGTTTGTGATGTGATAGATTCATATATTTTCAATTTTAAAATGGACACCCTTTTGTTTCTTTCTTGAATAAATCTACATTGACGGCATCGACTTCGCCGCCGCCATCCGCGCCGGAACTGCGGAAGTTGGCATCGCCGATGGTGAAATATTCTACGCCGCCGGATTTGTCGTCGATGTCCGGCTTGCCTTCTTTGTCGTGATACATGGGCAGTCCGGTTAGCGGGTCGTAGCGGTGCGGGTTGAATTTCAGATTTTTCCAGTCGCAATATTTGATTATGCGCTTTTTGAACGTTGTTGCTTTGCACCATTTTCGCTGGTCGGGGGCATAAGCAAGGAATGTGTCGAACATATCTTTGCGGGCGATGCGTGTGTTTAACTTTTCTTCGGCAGAGAAGTATTCTTCTGCCCAGGAGATAAATTCTTCGCCCATGAACTGGCGTAATTGGCGTTGTGCCAAGCGTTCGCCCGGACTTTCTACTACGCCGAATTTCAGGTAGAGTTGCACGCAGGCTGCCAGCAGGTTCCATGTGAGGTTCCATTGTTCAAAATCCCATTCGTCGAAAAACATCACGCCAAAATCGTTGATGGGCTTGCGCTGGTCGTTGTAGTAGTCGGAAAATGCGATGAGCCATTGCCGGTCGCGAAACGATGAGCCTTCGCCATTGAGGGCGTGGTTGGTGGTGATGTAGATTTTGGGCGATGTGGCAAACGGGAATGTCGAGCGCCGTCCGCCTTTGTAGTTCACCGCCCAGTCGCCGGTGATGTTGGCAAACAGACTTTCAAAATCGAAGCCGGGGCGAACGTCGTCGATGAAGACGGCTTTTGTTTTCTCAACCAGTTCGTCCCACAAAAAATTGTCGGTACCAAGGTCAGATTTTTTGCCGTTGATATAGACTGTGGACATCACGTGTTTAAACAATTCGCCGATGATGGACTTGCCGCTACGTCCGTTGCTCGCTCCCACTTCGGACTGTCGCCCGTCCATCGCGACCACTGCCTTTGAGTTGCTGCGGTCTTTGCACTCCATCAGCATGTAGCCGATGGCACACAGTTTCGCAATCAGGTGTTCCGTGTTTTCGTAGAGTTCATCTTCCGGGATGATGAAATCGGGCTGCGTTTTCTGCAATTCTTCTTTGCGCCATGTGAAATTGGAGGTGTTGATTAGGAATTGCAAAAAGTGGCATTGGGTGCCTAAGGCTGTCAGTTTGTAGGCAAACCGGTTATCCGTTTTTGTCACGTGGAGCAATGGCACGGTGAGTTGTGCCGGCAACTTTTTGCGCTGCTCTTTCCAGATGTGGTGCGTGACGTTGGCGTAATCCATCTCTGAAATTTTGTCTGCCGAAATTTCCCAGCAGTTGTTCGCAAAATAGAATATTTGCCGGTCGCGCTCTGCGGGTTTGAAATTGGGGTCGATAAATTCCATGTGCGAGATTTTGTCCGGTCCAAGGTATTGGGTACCGCCGCGCAAAATCATTTCCAACACGTCCTCTTTGCAGTTGGCTTTGGTGAACTCAAACAGGAAGTCGCGGACTTCCCATGTTTCGACCGTGCGCACGGATGGCGGCGTGAGGTGGATGTATTCAAACGTGCCGTCTAATCGGCGATGGCGACCGAAGCCGCGGTTTTGCAAAAAGCGAAGCGACCGGTTGTAGTTGAAGTCGTAAACGGTGAACGGGTTGCCCTGTTTGTCGTGCTTTTCGCGTTCAATCCAAAATTGTTCGTCGCTTTCGACCGGCTGTGAGCTTTCGAGTTCGCCGGCGTCATTGATGTGCCATTTGTGGCGACCGATGACGAACTCCGGCATGTCTTTCAGAATGGATTTGTGCCGTTCGGCAAACACGCGCGGGTTGTTTAGTCCCCAAATTTCCTCCAATTTGTGGTCTGTCCATGTTGTGATTTTATGCAGTTGGATGTATTTGCCTTTCAGGTCTTTTTCATTGATAAGATGTTCGATGTCTGCCGACAGTTCCGCCTCGTTGCCGGCAAGCAAATTTGCCAGCAGGTCATCAATGCCTTTGTCGTTTTTTTCGTTTTTCAGAACGTACCCAAAATAGATTTCAACGTACAGGTCGCGGTTTTTGAGCGTACGCATGTACTCTTTGTAGTTTTTGACGGCAAAGAAGAAGTTACGCGGGCGACGCTCGACTTGGTCAGTAACGCGAAGCGTTGCCGACAAATCGTCCCAATCCGCATCGAGCAGGAAAATTACTTCTTCGACTTGGCAGGTCTGAATGATGCGGATTAAATCTTCCGGCAATCGTCCGCCATGCCCCAACGCCGAAATGCCGGAGATGGCAATAGACGGCAAACCGTGTTTGGTGGCTTTTTCGGCTTTCTTTTCTCCCTCTTGAATGTAGAGGCGTGGCAGTTTTTCTTTTGCCTTGTAGGTAGCGCGTATCTTTTCGGGAATGTAGATGTTGGCAAATGAGCCGTAGGGCGATTTGTATTTCTGCGGTTTGCCCTCTTTGTCGAGGTGTTCCGGCGGGTATTGCCAACGCACGCGGAAGTATTCTTTTTGCCTGCCGGTGAGTTTGCCCCGGCTGTCCTTTTGCTCGTAGGTGACGGGGTTGCCGTCCAAGTCGTAGTATTCAATAATCACGTCATCGCCGGGCACGATGTTGTTGTATTGGTCAAGCGTGCCGGGCTTGAATGTGCGCGATTCAAAGTGGGCAGAGTTGTCATCGGTGCGATAAACACAGGCGGTGACATCGGCGGCGGTCAGTCCGGATTCCGCCAGCATTCGGGCGCAAAACGAATTGGCATCCGCTCCGGCTTTGCCCTTTGCTTTCTTCGTCGACTTGGGTTTTGGCACGGGTTTCGGCTCGTCGATGAAAATGTCAAACTTCTTTGCCAGATATTCCAATGCTTCGGGAAAGGTTTTGTTATGCCCTTTCATCAGATAGGCAACCGCTCCTTTGCCGGAAAAGTCGTTGCACCGGAAGCACTTGAAAATGTTCTTCCCCGGCGTGACCGTTAGCATCCGCTCTGCATTGCATATAGGGCAGTCACACACCCAGCTCACTCCGGATTTGTGCAACGGGGCAAAGTCCTCAACTACTTCCTTGAGTTTGTCTTCCGAAACGGATAAGATTTTGTTTTTTATGTCTTCTGGGATATACACTGGCTTGATTTTTATGTGATTGTACGTTGAACTTCAAAATGATACTCAGCCCTTAGCCGCCCGATTTGTATATGCAAATTAGGGTCGGCGTTATGCGCGACAAAAATTGTTTTTTGTTGCGTGTTTACGCCGATGCCTTTTCGGCGGAGTTTGTAGATTATGTTTTTGCGGCGCATTAGCTGCTTGTTGTTGTATGTTTTCATTGGGTCAATTGTTTATGGTAAGTCACATCTTCTAAACTCTGCACTAAACGAATAATTCTCATTATTTCTTCTTCCGATTGTTTTCGTTCAGATTTTTTGCCATCTTCGTTATCGGTAGCATATAAATCATGTTTATATTGATAAGCCTGTTCAAATTCAATAAGCATTTTCTTTCTTTCTTTTTCAAAGTTTTTTTTGTGAAAATCGTAGAATTGCATCATTTCAGAATACTCTAAATTTGTCAATTCAATATATATTTTACTCTTTTGTCCTTTATAGTAGAATATATCTTTACTCCTACTCATACCAAAAAGTTTCAAAGCACACATAAGAAACACACCCAAAGAACCGTTACTATGGTTTACATTGAAACACTGTCGCTTCTTTTCATCCGATGATAAATCATCAAGCGTAATATTGTATTTTAACAACCATTTTTCGAGCATCCGCTTTGCATTCATCGCTTCACCGCATTCGCCGCGCTCAGAAAGTGCTTTGATTTTTTGAAGTTTTTCTATGATTTTCTCATTATTCTGTATCATGCTGCTGTCTTTATCAATTCGTTATACCTCTGTTCCATCTCTGCGAGCGCGTGCTCGTTATCCTTTCGGGTGCTGTCCGTTCTGCTATCCTTCACGCGGCGGCGCATCCGTTTTACGTCCGTTTCCAATTTGGCGATTTCGTCTTTTGCTCGTAAACGGGCTTCCAATTCTCGGCAACGGTCCGCTAACGATTCGTTGCCGGAATTGATGCTCTCGTTCACGATGCGCGGCAAATGAAAAATCACCAACGCCGAATAGGCGGCGATGATGAAACTCGAATACACAATCGGTATGTTCCATTCTTGGTGCAGGTAGAAAAATAGGATGGCGGCAACGTCCAACATAATCATCACTATTTTGAGCCACATAGCAGGCGATTTCATCACAAAATAGATGCTCACAAAAGCAAACGTGACACCGGTGATGCGCGAAATAAAACTGTTAGTATCAAGTTCCCCAAACAGGAACACAAACACGTAGCACAGTTTGAGTAGGATGCCGCACAATGCGACTATTCCGATGATGTTTGTTAGTCTATTCATTGTCGTTTTATTTTAATTCAATTCAATTGGTCGCCAATGGGTAACATCTACCATTTTCTCGAATATAACTCTCCAGCATGAAGTAATCCAAAAGTTGTCCTTCCGTCTCACAGCCATAAATGGTCCTTCGGTTGCCGTTTTACATAATAGTAAAACATACTCGTCATTTTCAGGCATTTCATCATCAACACTTCTCCACCGTTGGGCAAATTCCACCCCATCTAAAAATCCGTCATAAAACTTTTCTTTTAGCATTGGAGTGTCAAGTGTGCTGAATGAACGCTTTTGTGTGGCTTCTTTTGCCGCTTCATTAATTGTTTTCATTGTCGTTTATTTTATAAATTATATTTTTCAAATAAAAACACAACCAAATCCGTCATCTTTTTCGTATCATAACCAAATCTGGGTATCATCATCAAGCATCCATCTTCGTTGCATGATTCTATTTCAATAATTCCGGAAGCCTCTAACTCCTCAAGCATCGGCATGGTGTACGGGAAACTTGAAAATGCACTAATTTTAAAAGCATGGCACTCCGAAAACGAGAACATGTTTTCTGCGCTAGCGATAATCGTGCAGTGCTTACGCTGGATAATTTGGATGTCTTCGCGTATCATATACTTTGTTCGTAAGATTCACAAATAAACCAAGGCTCCTCCAGCAACTCTTTCAATCGGCGATTGCGGGCGACTTTCGTTGGGAACTTCTCACGAGTGGTCCAGAATCCAAATTCTTTGGATTGCTTGATGATAAATGACTTCACCATCTTTTTGCCTACGACTTCGCCGGTGCGCAGGAATACATATCCTGCCGCCTGTAATTTTTGCATACTTGTCTTTTCCATTTTTGCTTATGCTTAATTGTTAGTTTCAAACACTTTCACACCAAATTCGCGATTGGCTATTTGGTTGATTTTATCTTGATAGATTGGGGCAATAGGTCTTTTACCATTGCGCCAATTCCACAGCGTAGGGTTGCTAATGTAGCACTCTTGTTTAATAATCGCTCGGATTCTGTTATAATCCTTTGCTTCGCGCGAACCTAAAAAAACATCTAATTCGTTCATAATAAAATAATTATTTATTTATTTAACCGTTATTTACTCGTTTAACGCTGCAAAGGTATTGGTTTTTTCCAATAAAACAAGCGTTTTTTTCAATTTTTTTTTCAAAAATATTGCAACTAATTGATTACTAATTAAATAAATTTGCATAATGAAAAGTATTGTTGAGAACATTGAGACAATTCGCAAGGAGAAGGGTTTCAAACAAGAAGTGATGGCAGAAATGCTTGGGGTAACACAAGGGACATATTCCGGTTGGCTTACCCAAAATCAGGACATCAAGTATGGAAAATTATTGGAAATAGCCAATAAATTTGAGATGTCTATCATTGATTTAATTGCCTACCCGCAACGGTATGTGCCGGAATCTGTGGTATGTGAAACTTGCAAAGAAAAAGATGCAATCATAAAAAGTTTGAACGAGTATATTGGTTTGCTAAAAAAGACTAAATTAAAAAAATAAGATATGGAAAATTTTTTGTACGAAGTAGAAGATGGTCAGTTTTCATTCCAATTTGAAGCTCCATTATTGGGAAATATTGGAGATACAGTTCAGTTGTATCAGTCTATTACACACGAAAATGGAGAGTTAACAATAGAAATTGGTAACAAATTTAAAGTATTAACTATCCATCGTTATGAAACAATTGACAGGGACGGAATTTGGGGAATTGTAGAGTGTTGCGGGTTCATAAATGATGATGTTAATTAATTTACAAACCTCGTGATTGATAATAATAAATCTCTTGAATATTTGCGTGCGAAGTATCCTGCATTCAAAAAAAGTACGGATGAGTTAGAACCATGTGATTACGAATTGTATCTATCTTCCGGGGAGTTTGTTCAACTCAAAAAATCTAAAAGTGGTGAGATAGATGTTTGCTATAGAAATTATCAAAGAGATGATATAGATGAGATGTTTTATGCCAGTTTTAATTCAGATAATGCAGATGCTAAAAAAGAGGTAGATGATTTCATAAACGCTGAAAATTCTGAAAAAAGAATAGCTTTATTGAATAAAAAATTAGGTGTAACTGGCTGAGGTTAGAAATTTTAGACTGAGAGTTTCCCGCAACAGATACGCAACAAAAAAGGCAAAAAAAAGAGAGATTTTTAAAATATAAATAATTGAAAAACAGTGAGTTAAAAATTTAAATTTCGGTCGGAATTGACGAGGGTTCGAGTCCCTCCAGCTCCACGGCATTTGATAGAGTTTAGTTATTAGAGTTTAGAGTTTAGTCGCCCCCCAGCCCCCCTCAGGGTGGGGTGTTAAAAAGATGGATGTTTTATGAATATTGTTCGTTCATCATTTGTTTTTATCCCGTAGGGTGGGGTGTAAAAAAGATTGTAAAATTTCATTATTTATTCGTTCTAAATATGTATCTTTGCAGCCAAAAAGAATAATAAATATGGATACAAAAGAGCAACAAAGTATTGAATTATGGAAAGCCAAATCAATTGAGCGTTCCAAAGCGATTAAGCGACTAAAAAAGCGAATTAAAGAAATAGAACACAGTCGCGATAGTTGGAAAGAAAAATCTTTTGCAAATAAAGAGCGTGCAGACAGGTATGAAAATGATTTGTCGCAGATAAAAAAAAAACTGAACGAGATAACAGCGTAGTATTATTGCCTTGTAAAAATCGTCCAAAATATCATCGTTATGACGATTTTATAATACAACTTGCATTATCGTTAGTATTGCGTGTTGGTGTTAGTTTCAGGGCTGCGAGTAAGATATTTTGCGAGCTTCATCTTTGCTTGCATTTAAATCTTGGGACTCCAACACATACTACCATACTGCTTTGGACTAAAAAACAAGGTGTAGGAAATTTTCGGGAAAAGGAATATTTTAACACCCAAAAATGGATTTTGATAGCCGATGAAAGTATTCAATTTGGCAACAAAAAATTATTGTTTGTAATAGCCGTTCCTGTTTCAATGGAAAACAAGGGTAGTTACTTGAAATACAATGATATAACTCCGTTGAAAATAAAAGTATCAACGTCTTGGAAGGCTGAAGAGATTGCAGAAGTAATAAAAAACACCATAGATATTAAGCAGATTGAATATGCTGTATCCGACCTCGGAAGCAATCTGACAAAGGCATTTAGTATTTTGAATATCAAACATATAGAAGATATAAATCACAAATTTTCATGGATGATGCAGCATCTTTTTGAGGAAGATGAAATATTTAAGAATTACACAAAAGAACTATCTGATATGCGTGCAAAACTTTCGATGGGTAAATGTGCTCGCATCGTGCCTCCCAATCAACGAATAATGTCCCGATACATGAACCTGACACCACTTTTCAAGTGGGGAGTAAAGATGCTTAAACTTTTGGAAAACAATTGTTTAACAGAAGACGAATGCGAAAAATTAAAATTTTTGCCTCTATACAAAACCTTTATATTAGAGACTTACGAATTGCTTTGCAGCATGAATCAGACACAAAAAATAATGAAGAAAAATGGCATGAGTACGGCAAGTATAAACGAAGCATTGCAATTACTTGACGCACAGAACAATGCGAACGCAGAGATTATCAAATCAAAATTTATAGAGTATGTTCATAAAATGCAGCTAAGGGTGAGCGGA